TAACATCCATGTGTTCCGCTTAGTTCATAACATGTGTCCAGGATTCTGGGTACATATCACTTTTGCGTCGCCTCTTAATATTTTTTTGCCGTATTCGACCTGTGCGTCAAATATCCCTTGCCTTACGAAGTTGTTTGTCGAAATCGCCCATAACATCGGTTGCTTCCTCGCCATGCTTGACTGAGACTGCTTCATGTCATCGTATGGACGTCTGCTTGTGAGTGCTCCCAGCTCGTCAACAATAACGCATGATGCGTTGTATGAATCAAGCTTCTTGATATCTGTCGCAAGAGGTTTTATTATACCGAAGTTTCCTCTGCAGTATAAATCAAAACCTCTCGGTTTTATGTGCTTACGCAATGCAGGTGATTGCTGTACCATATTTCTTGATTCGGTGTATCCCTTTTTAGCTTGATCCAATTTTGTAGCGATGAAGTATACTTCAGGTGCTCCCTCATCATCATTAATCAATGCATCAAGTGCAATCGCTGCAGCTTCTGTAGTCTTACCGTTTTTACGACCTTCGAAGCAGTTCACCTCTCTGTATTGCCTCAAATTATCATCATCGACCATACCATATGCCGCTTCGAACTTTGCCTTTTGAAATAACTCGAGCTGCAATGATGCTCCTTTGTCCCCTTGCGACTGTCTGCAAAACATCTCCATGAAGTCAATGTGTCTATTTGCAATGTCTAAATCAAGATGAAACCTGTCAGGCTGAACTGCTCGATTTGCCAAAATCTCATACTGTCTTTTGATAAAATCATTAGCCAATATTTTTCCTGAAAATATAGCATCTGCATACTCAAGAATATAACTCATCGCCTTGCTGCCATAAATGCAAGAAGTTCGTCTTGCTCGGCGCTTGTCTCCCCTCTACTTTCTGCCAAAGTCTTTATCACTGTGTTGTAAGATTTTATCAAATTGTTATAAACATCTACTGCAGCTGCCTTTTTATTTCCATACTGATTTTCGCCATTTTTATAAGTCTCTATGATGCCATCTCGCTTAATAATCTCCTCACATTCAATCAATTCTGCGTGCAAAAAAGCCGCTCTATCTATTAATGATGTGACGATATCGTTGTCTGCTCCTAATATTTTTCTAAGTCTTGTTCGCTCTCGCTTTCTAACGCTTTCTCGTTTTTTCTCGTCGTAAATTTGTATAAATTTTCCCAAATGTACCACACCCCCCTCGTGTGCGCGTTTATGTTTACATCTGTCCCTCTCCATCGGTCCCCCTATGGACACTGTCCTTATTTTTTAAAGGGGGGGTTATGTGTTCTGTTCTGCTAATCTTTTAAAGTATTTATCAATTATTTTGTGTTCATGATCTTTGTCCATACGTTTGCTATCATTCGCAACTCGCTTATGACACTCTGCCTTGCTGACGTCTATATGAATTACTTCCGCATCTAATCTCTTTGCTAATGCTTCACGCTCGAATTCATTCGGAAGTGTTGCGGCTATCCATACATGCTTACAGTCTATCAATGAGTCTCTGTCTGCTACTAACCCGTAAAGATACTCTCTTAGATTTAGAGCTAAGCTTGTGAGGTTGCTGTACTTGCTTTCTCGCGGTTGCCCTAGTGCATCTTTAATTTTATCTAAATCTATAAGCAGATCTCTTGGTTCTTTGTGTTTATTGATGTATGTGCTCTTGCCTGCTGCTGGTGCGCCTGACACTATGTGAACCTTTGTGAACCTCATGACACCATTGTCGTAGTAGTATCCGTTTGTGAGTATCTTATCGACTCTTTCATTCGCGTGTAGTCCATGTCTGTGCTCGGCAAAGTGACAATCTTTACAAAGACTCTTCAAGTTGTCTATGTTTAATGCGACGCTTGGGTCCTTTATATTTTCAGGTGTTAACTCAATAACATGGTGTACCTCTTCAGCAGGACGCATGCACCCAGTGTTTTGACACATGCCACCGTCTCTTATAAGTGCCGCTGTCCTTACGTCAGCCCACGCTTTTGATTTATAAAACGCTTTCGCCCATGCTTTTGCCATTTCTTCTCCATAACACAAAAGGCAGCCGTGCCCTTTGCCGACTGCCAATTGTGCATATAATTTCTTAAGAAAGGAGTGAATTATCATTTCCTCACACTGTCATAATAATATATATTTTTTCTCCCGGTGTGTCGCATTTGCTTTAAATAAGCTTTAAGCCTTCTGCAACTTCTAGGATGAATTTTGACTTGTGGTGACCGTATGTTGCACGCTCTGCATCGGCAGGATAGCGGTCTCCTCTGATGATGTTATTCCATATGCCCTTTCTGTATTCTTCTGGAATCGTTTTTATGGCATCGTCAATCACTTTAATCTTGTCGATGTATATAGCTCTTCTCTGCGCCTTTATATAGACTTGATCTATTATGTCCCCGCTCCGTGGCATCCCGTCAGGTGGTGCGGGCGACTCGTCTAAAATATCCTGCGCGTTCTCTTTCATGCGAAAGTAGTCTCTTATCTGCCAGAGTGTTGTATGATATACAGCATTAGGCAAAATATATTTATTGTTTTTCTTTCTCTGATAATCTCTTTTCATATCGCGTCCTTTCTGTGCATGTTAAAATTCCTCGAATAAATCGAGTTGATCATTTCGTATCGTCCTTTGAGACTCAGCCTTTACTTTCTTGCCTCTTGGCCAAACCTTATACTTTCTCGGTGTGTCTAATGCAAATTCGACATACTCTAAGTGCTCAACCTTTGTGAAAGGGTGTTCGTATCTTCTTACGCTATCTTGGTCGATGTAATATCCAGGCATTGGCTTAGGATCATCAAATAGCTCAGCGCCACTTACAAATTCCCTCTTCACTATCGGCTTAACCAAATTTCTTGAAGTTGAATACCTTCTCTTGTGTGCACTCTCTTCGGTTCTGAATGTTTTCTGCGTTTCTTTGATGAGATAGCTCGCAAGTCTGCAATAGTTTCCTGTCTTGTCAAGTGCAGACATCTTTATCCATCCTTTTGACCACAAATCATTTACAGCTTTTACGTTCACTGTGTTTATAACAAGGTGATGATGAATTCTATGATTTTCGTATTCTGTTACAGCGATATACTTTAGTTCAATACCTTCTTTGCGTAAATCACGTCTCAACTTCTTTAAGAAGCATTCCAAGTCTTTTTTTGCCTGAATGTTACTTGGCGCTTTATCGCCATAGGTTAGTGTGAAATGTCCACTGCCATAGCCAAAGTTTGCAGCGAGCAATCTTCTAAGGTTTCTCTCAGCTATTCTGTCATTATTCTTTTGTACTTTTTCAGAGCTGGGATTAACTCTTTTACCACGTCTGCCTCTATGGTTTCCTGTAGGCAATTTTAGTATGTGATCTATCATGCGACCTGCTACACATGTTTCTCTTATGATTTTTTGCTCAGCCATAATTTCCTCGTCAGCGATTCCCTTTTATTAATACTCTTATCAAGCTCGAATGCGAGACTTTCACTCGCGATGTTTTTCTACATATATATATGTAGTTTTTATAATGACATTTTGAACTTGTCACACATTGCTATAACTTGTATTGCTTCTAACGCAGCATTGACTGCGTGGTTTCTTATTCTATCGACTCTCTTCTTTTGCACGTCTATATTTTCATCTCTTCTTATGTACAACCACCAAGAGTTCATTATCTTCTCTATTTCATCCGACTCTTCCGCAAGTTCCTCGGCTTCTTCGAGCAACACTGCGAATCCTTCGTGGCTGCTGTGAAATAGCGGGAACTTTTTATTTGCGGATTCCAATTCTTCTCTTGCGAGCATTTCGATTTCGTTTCTCATTTCTGTTTGTTCCTTTCGTACCATTTTATAGCCCTAAAGGGAAGCTCTTGCCCCCCTTTAATCTTCGTATATTATTTTCATTCCTAACTGTAGCGCAGTGAGTCTTTCTATGCACGCTCCCTTTGAGCCTTCCCAATTTTTTAACATATATATTGTCTTGCACATCTTTAGTAATCTTAGATCTATGTCCATCATTTCGTCATACGTCAGGTTTGCGCTTTGATATGCCGACTCAAATCTCATTGGATTAACGATTCTTTCGTATTCTGCTTTAAGCAATTTTTCAGCTTTATCAAATGCTGCTCTTGCATCTTCCTCCTTAAGTCCTGTAATTGGACCAGAGAGATAAACGCTGCTGCATGCATTACATTTCTTTGCTATCATTTTGTTACTCCTGAGCTCTGGTGTCTCATATATGTTGCCAATTATTAACGTATTTTTTACGCCACCGTCTCTATTCAATGCATATAGGTTCCAACAAAGATTATTGCCATATAGTATGGCTTCTCCTAGTTTTGTTATCACTTCTCCTGTTACGCTTATTGCGTCATTTCCATAGCGCAATATATCTCCCTCGAATATTTCTACTCCGTTTTTATCTTTTAGCCCTGTTGATTGCATTAGAACCGCGTCTGGATATTTTCCTGTAATCAATAGTGGTCCGTATCTGCATTCTGAATCAACCTCGATTTCACATGTGATTACATGTGGGGTTATGTCTATTTTCGCAACCCTCTTCATTTCTTTTGTATTGACGCACCACGCTCTATATTTGTTTAGCATCTTATTTATCTCCTGACTTTATATTTTTCATGCTTAAGAATCTCTCGAGCATGCCCATAAGTTCCTCTTCAGCTAACTTGTGGCCAGATGTTCCAATGATGTTTGTCATCTTAGGGTTCTTTCTGCTTGCATAGACCTTTTCGCCTTTTTGATATACGCTCCAGTTATCATCAATTGCTACTCTCATGATTAGCCTCCTTTAAAATATTGTTTTGCTTTTTGATTTTTAGATAACATCCGAAGCATACAGTGATTTCCTCTTCACCCATGTCTGTGTAAAATGCATTATTATGACTGAGTTTCTTCCCACACAGAGCGCATCGGATTCCCTCTTTCTTATCCCTCATTACTTGCCGCCTTTTCCCTTTTCGCTAATAAGCGTAAGTATAACCAGTGTTGCGCAAATCACTATTGTTATTTTTAGTGCCATGTCTATTCTCCTTTTATAATCTCTCAATCTGATTTGACATTATCTGCTTAAGTGCCGCCTTCATCTTTTCGCCCTTGTCTTGATCCTCGGCAGCTACATCCTCTATAGATGCCAGGCAAGAATTGAACGATTCTTGTAATAGGTCTGATTTAACCTTGAATATAGCTAGTGCTTTATTCTCGCTATTTGCCAGTGCTGTTTGCAGCTTGTTTATGACATCCTGTGATTCCTCGTACTTTTTTCTAATGTCCTCTAACGACTTGCTCGTCTTTGCTTCAGCTTCCTTTTGAGCTTCTGCTCTGGCTTGACTTATAGCTTCATCAATTTTCTTATCTGTGTTTTCCTTTTCTTTCTTTAGCTTTTCTTTTATCTTTGCATGATTTTCTATTGCTTTTCCTAGCGCATCCTTGAGCTGCGCTATCTCCTCTTCTGCTTCAGCTGTACTTTGCGAGTTTTCCTCTTCAGCTTTTCTTTCAGATTCTCTTCTGGCTTCTTCGAGCTGCCTTTTTAAAATTTCTATCTCTTCCTCTAGGTTTGCCTGTTCTTCTTCCGATGCTCTTGCATGTTCCTGTGCTGTTTTCTTTTCAGATTTTAGCCTGGATATTTCGTCTTGTAGTTCTCTGACTGACATGTCGCTAGCACCTTCTTTTATGACCTCTTCAGCCACATCCTCCGGAGCGGCTAAAAGTGCCCAAACCTTTGAAATTCCCAAATCCGTAAACGTTTGCGTTTTTGAAAAAATACTATTTTCATCCTTGCATTTTTGAGACCAGCGCATCATGTTTTCGGCTTTTCTTTTACTGAATGTCAGGTTGTCCTTGCACCACGATTCAAACTCACCATGTGCTAATCTGCCTTTTATTTCTATAAGCCTTTCTCCTGCCTCTGCAGCAAGTTGTAGTCCTATATTGCCAATCGTCTCCATTTGTTGATATATTGTGTTGACCTCTATTGTCAGCTGCTCTGTCTCTCGGTCTTGTAAGCTTGTGATTTCTTTGTATTGTGTTTCTACTATATTCATCATGAAGCCTTCTTTCTCTTTTCTTTTGAATTAACTATATGTTTTAACCAATAATTACAAAACGCTTCTATGTCATCTGACACAACCGCGTTATGCTTGCCTCTGAGCTGTATTATTCTTTTCTTATTTTGACTTAGTTCCAATGTCGCAAGCGGCTCATCAGGTTCATTTATATTTCTTACTGTGAATATGTAGCATTTTTCAGCTACTACCTTGTTTCCATATGTGGCAACGCAGTGATGCATCTTCATTCCTTCAATATTTAATTCTTCTATGCTATTAACTGGTCTTATGACAAGGTTTTCGCTTGAGTATGTAAGCTTCTTTATTTTCTTTAGTATTTCCCTGTAACCCTTCTCCT